TTTAACAGCAATTCTATGTCTTCTATGTGCTCATCAATAAGATCAATCTTATCCTGTGGAAGAGATTTCTCTCTAAAGCCCTGCAGTGTAAGTAAATCCATACTGATATTACATCTTGAAGATATAAAATTACATATCATTGTGTCAATAAATTCTTGTTCTGACTCCTCAAGTGCAAAGTAAAATATCTTAAGCTTTATATTATTCTTAAGAGCGTACTCTAAAGGTTCCCTAACATAGAGAGCTTTAGTTACTTGGGTTTTACCTACACCTGATGCAGCTGTTACCATCTGTATCATACCCGGAACTACTCCAGGTATTGATTCAGAAAGCTTAGGGTAATTTTCAAATGGAATACAGAATATTGATCCCGCATCCTTCTTTGCTTTTATTTCCTTAAGCCCTTCTAATCTTCTCTTGACCTTATTCATGCCAACTTCCTTATTACCTTCTTCCATTTACATGTAGTCTTCATTTTCATACTTGTTAGTACCTGTATCATTCTCGAGTAAGTATGAATATTTCTCGTGATACCCTTCATTAAGCCATCTAGTTGCTTCGACCATATATTCTATGTCTCCACTTTTCCTCATGTCTTTGACTTGAAGTTCTAAAACTTTAATAGCTTTCAATTGTTCCTGTGCGTCTTTCTTGAATATTCTATCCCATTTAGCACGTAACTTTTTACCTAATATGGTATCAGCACCTGCCGGCGACAAAGCCCTCTTACCTCCATGCTTTCTAGCTACCATTGTTGGATAGGTATCGAGCCATTCAGTAAAATGATCTTCATTAACACTAAAGAATGCATTGGCCTTGCTCCTAAGATATGTCTGATTGTCAGCCATCTTAATAAAACCCTTATTCTCTAGTGAGACTAGCACTTTAACAGAGCTACTTATCAACCCATTTATTGAGAAGTTGTTTGCTATGTTATAAAGTGCTAAATATTCACTAATGGAAAGACCTTGCTCTACTACCTTTTTAACAGGTATTGTTATGTCGTCCATATATTATTTATCTCCATGTTATATAATCCTCGTTAAAGTCTTTCATTGATCTTTTGAAATACTTCACATCTTGAGTCCCTTGTAGCAGTATTAAGTGCATTTCTGGGAATTCGTGTCTTAGACATCTACCTAACATCTGATAAAAAGATCCAATACCACTATCTAATTGTGTTATTATACCTTTTTCTATGTTTGTTAAGTTGACACCTTCTCTAAGCATCTTTACTGCAAAAAGTTCATCACATTCTAAGTTGTTAAAACAGTCTATCAAATCTTGATTGTACTCGTTTGTGTTCTTGGAATGTATTGCATTTGCTGATCCGATTTCATTAGCTTGTTTTATTGAACCTGTAAAGCATATAAACCTATTGTTATCTAGTCTAAATCCTTCTACAAGTCTTTTTACTTTGGCCGTCTTGACTTCCGCAATAAATTTCTTTCTGTTTGAAGCTATGTTGAGGTACTTAAATCTACATCCTTGTCTTACTTCGTATGGAACTCCCTGCTTGTGAGAAAGTTCTTCATAATATGCCATTTGCTTTGTAAGAGCATTGTAGTGCTCTTTCTCTGATCCTGTACATATTAGGCCAACTCCTTTAGGAAGTGTCTTAAGAGTCTCGTACATCTCGTCATGAGTGCATTTAACATACTTAAGGTCTTTACCCTTTGCTTTCTTAGCTACAAATTCCCATTCCTTATCGACTATATTGTCATGTAAGTGAAGTGAATGTATAACTAAGCTTGGTTTTGGAAGTAATCCCATTTCAAATGATTTATTTAAAGAAATCTTATTGTAATGAACCTTTTTGCAAAGATTATTCATTAAGTCTTTCTTCTCATCTGGAATGGTAGCAGACAAAAATATGATTCTAGTGCCTTGTTGTAAGATTTGTCTCATATATTGTATTCTTTTAGGTGTAAGTGCATGACACTCATCTAAAATAATAAAATCTGCAGGCTTATTCTGATTCTTAAGAGATGCATACAGTATAGTCTTGAGATTTTTCTCAACAGACTTCTTGTTATGCTTACTTATATCAGATACCCAATTCTTCTTATGAGTACTCTCCTTACAAACTAGATATCCAACCGCATTTGGGTTAGACTTTAGTATATCTTCGGCAATATCCAGGGCAGCTTTTGTCTTACCTGCCCCGGTTGACCATTCTAAACAAAGAAATCTATGTTTCCTAGAAAGCCTTAAGGCATTCTTTTGGATAAGATCTCTCTGCTTATTCTGATTCGTCATTATCTTTATTTCCGAATGATATTCCTTTACCTTTTAACATACTGCTAACGATATCATCAACTTCATCATCACTGATTTCGTCTATTTTGTCAGGATCAATTGCAAAACCTATACCATCTTCTGTATCAAAAGATGTCATTGGCTTTTTAGATAATTCCTCCTTAATCTTAGAATCTATGTCCCTAAGATCAGCACTTCTTTTTCTTACTGGCTTAGGTTTATTTACTTTATTTTCAGCTAATTCAGTAAGCTTGGCAATATCGTCTTCAGTCAATCCTTCAGCCGCAAAAGCAGCTGCAACTTCAATAATTAATCTCTTGAAATCTTCATCTTCTTCTGATATACCCATTAAAGCTTTCTTAAGCATACTTGCTCTACCCTGTGTGTTACAAAACACACCTTCATCATCTGCCATAATCATCAGAGAAACAATACCTGTCTTTTCGTTAGATATTTTATTTACTTTCTTTGCGATTTTTTCAATCTTTTCAGCTTGTGATTTTAAAGTCATTTTCTGATTATCCTTATTAAATTCTGTGAATCCCATTGTTTTTATTTTTTAAGTTTATATTAATTTATCTAGTTGGTTGTCTGATGCTCTAAAAGTATTCAAGAAATCTAAAATATCTTCATGTCTTTTTATTTCTTCTTCAAATAACTTAAAGAATTCCTTCTCTGCTCTTCTCACTATACCTTCTATCAGCTTCTTAGCTAATCCTTCAGGCATTTCTCCCATATCGTCCATCTTATCTCCTGCTCCTGCTTCGAACTTTTCTTTAGCTCTGAAACCTTTTGCAAGTGTATTGTAATCTCTTAGTGCTACTGCCTGAATTGCTTCAAACTGCCCTAGTGTTAATGATTTTCTTATATCACTGAACACAATTGTATCTTTATCTGTTGCCATTTTTTAATAATTTACGTAATTAATATTTGATTTAGTCTTTGCTGCATTTTTGTGCCTCTTGGCATATAATTTACCCCGCAAGCTTGGGTTTTCTTCCTGTAATTTTTGTCTAGCTCTCCTTATAGCCTCTGGTGATGATAATTTATGATCACCAAACTCTAATAAAAAGTCTATCAAAGAATTAGATTGTGTTTCAGCATGCCATATCTTGGCAATCAGCTTATTATCATCATCTCTGAAGATAGGTTTGCTTGATAAAAGAAACTCAACTTTATCCTTTACTTTTATTATTGACTCTAACATACTCTAGTGTTTAAAGCACACCAGAATATGATGTGCCTATGATTTAATAAATACAGAATCTTCTGTTGGTAACTTAAACCAACTTGCAACTCTGTCTTTCTCTTCTCCTTTAAGTAGCGTGTATTCGTTGTTCTTGTACTCAAAATACTCGCCATGGACTTTCCTATATAATTTTGTGGCAGTCCATAACCATCTTTTGATGATAACGGTAATTTCGACTATTACTTCAGTCTTACCGGTCTCAACATAATTCTTATCAATTAATCTTACTTTCATAACCCATCTGTCTAATTTCCTCTTCTGATTTTAATTCCTGAAGAAAAGGTTTCAGTTTGTTCTCGTTGAACCGTCTTAATTCTTTAACAGACAACGAAGATAACTGACTTACCATATTTGCTATATAATCTCCATAGATTAGTTGTGTCTTGCTGTTGATTGTATCAATTGGCAAGTCCATACTGTCTATAGTTCTATTATATATCATTAAGTCTAATCCTTTAACATCACTAAACGTATTGTTGTGATGTATTATTAGATCATGTGATGTATCGTAAGCTACTGCTATTTCTGTTGGGCCAAAGCCTAACTCATTAGCTAACTTAAAAAGTACCTTCCTTGCGTACACATACTTCTGCTTCCTCGTTTTTGTTAATACGTCAAACCCATAATATTGGTCTAACACAGTTTTTAATATTGTTAATTGCATTTTTTTTATCTTTTATTAGTTAAAATATATATCTTATGTTGTCTAGGTCAAAATATTGTGAATATAACTCTTTAAACTTGTTTATACCCTTTGTTTTTAATCCTATCTCATATCTCATTATTCCTCTCTCATTCTTGACTTGATTTGATCTAGCCATAAGCTCTTGTGCCTCACTACTTGCCTTCTCCATCTGAAACTTGTGGTTGGTTAAGAATATAACCTCACAATGTCTAGTCCCGGAAACTTCTTTTACTTCTCTAAACAGATTGTCATATTCTTCTGTAAAGTTCTTGTAAATAATGACTGGGGAAAAGTTAATATGTACTTCCCATCCAAGAGATTCGAGTCTATTTATATCAGCTATTCTACTAGATATACTCTGCATCTTTGGTTCAAGAACTGTAGCATAAGCCTGTGGCATTAAGCTAACTCTAATCCTTGGCCTTTTGTTAAAGTGATTAACATCAAGCTTTAATAACGATGGATACTTAGTAGCCATGGTTGAATTAAGGTTTGGATGATCATCATACATTTTCATGTAATCTATTAAAGGCACTGTCATATGTTTCTGCATCATTACTAAATCTGAATTACAGGATATGTCTACCATAGTGTACACTGGATCTTGTTGATCAGGCACTTTAGTATATGTCTTCTCCCATTCTACTACAGATTCAAACACATCGCTAACATTCTCGTTAACGAATACTCTCTTTCCATTGTATCTACCCATGTAACAATAAGTATTAATGCAACCGCCAAAACATCCGTAGATTATATTTGGTGCAATTGCATTAGCACTATTATTGTTTGGTTTAGTAACCAATGTCTTTGTCTTCTGGTACTTTATCATTTATCAAAGTATTTGTGAAAAATCTCTTGTGCTTTTTTAAAAGCATAAGACTTATTTTGGTAGTCTGTACCTGAAGTTTGTGGCTCAGGTAATTCTACATCATAGTACTTTTTTTGTTTTTTAAGTATAGCCTCTTGTATTTCGAAAATTATGTCTGCTCTCATATTAGTATTGTGGTGTTAAAAGGTTAGTGATTGATTGGTCAAATGCATCATCATCAAGATTTATAATTTCAATCTCATTAGTTGTTAATGCTAGTGGTTCTGGTGTTATAATATATATTCCGTACATAATTGTGTGATTTGAATGTTAAGTTATTAGTGCTTTATTGCGTAGGCAGCACTTTTGGCCATGTTGTTGAGTATGTATTTTGCTTTTCTACATACTTTTCTTACTTTTACTTTTTGTCTCTTACTCATAATTTTACTTTTTAATAGATTTATATCTATTTATTAGTACTGATGCTTTTTTTATGTCCATCTTAGATATTTTGTCTTGATAAAAAATTGCTTTGACTTTTTCTGAAATTTCTTTTGCTTTCATAACATTTTAAATTTGTAATAATAATTGTTCTATTTTTTCTCCGTATGCTTGATACACGGAAATTTCTCTGTCGCTAATCTCTATCTGATACTTTATCTTCACAGCTATACCTTCAAGTAACTCAATAGTCACTTCACCTTCATCTACAAAGTTTTTCCAATCCTCGTCTGACATTTAATTGTAAAGTTTTATTGGTGTTTTTGCGTATTGCCAAGATATTTCAAGTCTACCACCTCTATTGTCTAGATCATATTCAAGAAGTTTAAGGTTGTGTATTTGATTTCCTGAAATATAGTCTACATTTAAAGTTACTGATGTTCTTTTCTGATTCATAGCATCATCTATGGCCAATGCTATGTCACTATCAGTATACATTCCATTGGTTTTCACCTCACTTGCTTTTCTTAATTCCATATTGCTTTTATCTATTTTATAGTTTATTTATCTCTTTTTTAACTTCTTCATAGTATGCATAATCTACTTCACTTAGAGCTATGTGTTCTAGTATCCTATCCACATGAACTAATGCAGATTGTTTAGCTATTGCTTTTGATGGTATATCTGTTTCCATTAAAAACGTCATACATAAGTGATTTGCGTTATCTTTTGCTGTCATATCTTTTTATCTTTTTCAAAAATCAAATAAAAGTATATACAAGCCCAAAGAATAGATTTTATTTCCATAAATCCAGCTAATATATCATCTTCAATTGTTAATGCTAAAATAAGACTTCCGTGAAATCCTATAAACGCTATTATTCTATCTTTTTTCATATCTACTTTAGTTGATGTTATACGTTGTTAGCATTAATTATAAGTCTCCTCTACCCTAAAAATATTAACCATAGGGTATTTATAAACAATACTTTCTTCTGTGTAAATGCAGTACATACCATCTTTGGTGTATGCGTTTTTAATATTTTTATA